CGAGATTGTCGGCGTTAATTTCTTAAGATTCGCGTTAAATAGTTCTTGACCGAACCATATTGGCGTGATATAATATACCCATATTTAGAAAAATTAGTTTCTAAGTGATTAGGAGAACGACATGACAAAGCTACAACTTCAACAAATCAAACTCAACGAAATCGTTGCAAAAGACTTTGGTAAAGTTGCAGTTATTTTGGAAGGACGCGACACAGCGGGCAAAACAGGAACTATCCGTGAGCTAACACACTACCTTCCAACTAGCAAATATTCTGTTTCTTTCAGCAACATGCCAAGTGCATGGGACATGGAGAACTGGCTAGAGTCATGGGAAAGAAAGCTACCTGGCGACAACCAAATAGTATTATTCGACAGGTCTTGGTACAGCCGCGCTATGGTTCAGAAGATGAATGGCTGGTGCACAGATGCTCAGTATGACGACTTCATGGCAAATGTCCTTGATTGGGAGGCTAAACAAGATGTGCAGTTCATCAAACTATGGCTAAGCATATCTGAAGAAGAACAGCGTGTCAGAATTGGCAACAGACAATCTTCGCCTCTAACATCTTGGAAGTTTTCGCCCAACGATGCAGTTGCACTCAGCAAGTATGACCAGATGACACTTCTCAAAGAGCGCGTACACACAACACTCGGAGAATGGCACAGCATTGACTACAATGTAAAGTCAACAGGTAGACTCGCCCTCATCACAAAAATTGTAGAAATCTTAAGCCAAGCGTAAGAAATATCTTGACTTGGCATAAGATTCCACAGTATAATATTTATATGAAATTGGAAATGATAAGAACAAAACTAGACGCCTCGTGGTGGAGATTCAAATTGACACACCCGCTGGGGCGTAGATGGAGTAAGTTATCAGCAGAAGAACGCTTCGTGTATTCACTGATTACGCTCAATGTAAGTTGCTTTTCGATATTATTTATCTTAAGCGCAGCATCAAATAGTTCTTGACAAACCAGTCCAAACCATTGTATAATATTTATATTATGAAATGGAATGAACTAAAACATAAACTAAACGAATTTATATATGGGAGTATATCAATGGCACAAGCTAAAAATTACACAGACGAGATGGTCGCTCAAATGACAAACGACTACACCGCTAACCCAAGCAGAGAAACTGTAGACGCGTTAGCAAAACAATTCGGCAAAACTACTAGAAGTATTATTGCTAAACTTTCGAGAGAAGGCGTATATGTTGCTCAACCAAGAACAACTAAAACTGGCGAGCCAGTAGTTAGCAAAGCACAATTCGTGTCTGCTATCGAAGCGCACTTCGACATCGCAATGCCAACACTTGTGAAGTCAGGCAAGCAAGACCTTCAAAAACTTGCAGAAGCACTTGGACTAGAAGTAATAGCTTCCTAATCCAACGCAACGAGTGGGGAACTCGCTTCCCCACCAAGTTGCAAATAAGTCAAACTTTTAACAGCAAAGCATAAAAAAGTTCTTGACAAAAGGTTAAAAACCAAGTATAATATACATTATAGAAAATTGAAAAAGAATACATTTTTCGACAACGGCGAGAATGGCAGTCCAGTAAGTAGCAATCTTCGGAGAGTGAACACCCCGCGTAAGTCCAAGTCTCTCCGACTGATGGCTCGGCTTTTACGCAGCGTTTTTCAGAGCGACAGTATAACAGAAGTGGAAAAACAGCACATTTACGCTGAAAAGTATATCAATAGATGAAAGTAAGCGAATGATGTGGTAGTGCAGATATTCTTAGGACTGCACGCGTAGTACGGGGTGAACATGACAGCCAACACAGTTCAGCGGTTCCCACTACACTTTATTGAACAACAAGCGCTATGACTCTTGATGCGCTACAAACAAGTGAGGAGTTAGTGGGCAGTATGAGTTCACTCAAAACAATGAGCATACCGCAGGTCAACAGCGATAACAATGACCGCGATTGTAACCGTAAGCTACGCGATAATAGTTTCGGGGGTGTGAGAAACCCGCTTATATAGGAGTTCGTGAGGTTGCGTAATCCTGAGTCCTAAGCGAATGAGTCTCTCTGACAACAGGCTATCACCTTTGCAATAGGTCTTGAAGTCGTAGATGAGAAGATGAGAGATAAAAGGTCGCGCTTTTATATAAGCTAACAGCTCCAATATTATTGATTACTAACTCGCAAAGTGTAATCCGTCGCCTCTCAACCGATTCGGTGGCAAGCGTAAAAAATACCTATACAGACTGAAAGTGTAAGGGAAGTAGCAGAGCGAGGAAATCTTTAGAAGTAGTGGTCGCTCCACTTAGTATAGAGTAAAAAAGTGAGTAATCTACATAAGCCTTTTTCGCACGTAAGCAGTAGACATCACACAAGAGTAGGCATGCGATAGCCCTACATTGAAAGCATTAAACACTATAGTTTATCAACCCCGCCAAAGCGCGGGGTTTCTTTTCTTCTTAAAATCTTCACATCAAAATTCTATGCCCTGCTTAAAATAGTTCTTGACAGGCAGTTGAAAACCAAGTATAATATATCTATATTAAAAAATAACAAAAGCAAGTAGGAGAACGACATGGCAAACACAGTATTATTATTAAATCACACAGACAAGCAACTCAAAGATATGGCTACACAGCAGGACTTTGACGGCAGAATGGCAAGGAAAGAAATCCAACGCAGAAAACTTGTAGGGTTTTGTGATGGAACTGCGATTGACTTCGTAGACCCGAAAGCTAAACTCGATGAGCCAGTAAGCAAAGTCGGTCAAATCACAATCAATGGAGTTGTGCAGTAGTAGGGAAGCTACCCGTAAGGGTAGCTTTTTGCGTATATGAGTAATGAAGCAAACCAAAAAGAAAAAATACAACTCTATAGAACAGCTGCCTTTAGCTACCTTGGTGTGGCGCACTACAATTACAACAGTATTTTGGGCGCTAGACGTATTTATGAGCAAGCAGTTTTGGATAAACAGGAGGAAACAATGGCTGAAGTACAAGAAATCATTGAAAAAGTCAAAGAATTAGCGACTGATTCAGTAAAAATAGCGACATTTGCTGAACAATTAGTCAAAGATAACCCGCGGTTAGCATCATCGCTAGAGTTTATGCTCGGTGTTGAACTGCAAGAAAAGGCAAGGAGAGAAGAAGATGCCAGTAAAGTTTAAAAAATCACACAAAGAATACAAGCGTGGCGTTAGTGCAAGTAATCAAAAGATGAAGCATTACTACATGAAGACTACGCCTAAGCAGGAACTGATTGATTATATCAACAGCAACAACGCTAAACCTAAAATTAGACAGAAATGTCTTAACGAGCTAACTCGCAGGGGTGTGAAGTTAGTATGGAAACGACCTGAAAAGGAGGCTATATAAGTATGGAAGCGATATTATTTATGTTCGGTATCATATGCGGTATGGCTATGACAGTAGGAATGTTCATTGTTATTGAAAGCAAGAACGATATGGGGCAACGCTAGTGAGCAAGGATAACATTATACAGTTTCCAACAATGAGAGAAGGCGACAAACTAAGAGAAGCTATGGCAGAGTTGGAAACCGATATAAAATCTAGGCTTGACGAGTTGCAAGTTATTAACGAAGAAGTAATACAATTAACAGTCGCATACGAGGAAATGCTATACCGACTATGCGAGATAACAGGTGTGGAACTGCCCAGCAACATAGACTGGAGCGAACCACCCGAGGAGTAGTAAAACGATGGCAAATCATGTATATCATTATATGAACATCTCAACTAATGTTGACGCGTGTCAGCAAGAGTGGGATAAGCTATTCACCAACTACCACGAAGAAGTAGAAAGACCAAGCTATCACGGAGATGGCACTATTACAATGAGGGAATACAAGGAAATCCAAGTTCACCCTATGTTTGAAGGCTATTCCGATGATAATTGGTATAATTGGGGAATAGAAAACATAGGAGCGAAGTGGGCACACATAGAAGATGCAGACGATTCTTCTGCTTACATAGTAAGTGCTTGGAGTCCAATCATTCCTTACCTCGAAGCACTTGACGACCATCTGCGAGAGCTAGACGAGGCAGTAATCATTTCATGCCAATACGAAGATGAGTTTAGAAACTTTATCGGCGTATGGAAGAATGGAGACTTTGACGAGAAAGATGGCGGCGAACTCAATGATGAGTTTGAAAGTAAGTATAATATCGACTTATCTAGCGATGAGTTTGATTGGACTGACGAGCATGAAGAATCAGGTAGAATGTATGATGAGCTTTATGAAGAGTTAGTTCACGAATGGTTTGAGGAGGCACATGGCAATTTATAGTAAATTAAGAGGTATTGTCTCAACTAGGAAGTGCACTTCTCAAGGAGTAGGAGGTAGAGGGCGACGAGTAAAGGTCGCCATGTCTACCATGAACAAATCTAAAAAGCGCTCACACAAGAAGTATCGTGGGCAAGGGAGATAAGTATGCAAACTATGGGAAAAGGCATAAAGTATGAAATCGATGCAAGTGGTAAAATGACCATTATTATCGATACACAGGTAGAGTTTGGTAAGTCCGCTAGTGGTAAATCCACTATCATTGCCAGTAGCTCTGGTAATCAACCAGTTCAAACACCTAACGGACAGGCGTTTCTTGGACTAAATTTATATAGGAAGTAGTAAAATGAGCAAGATAAATGACTATGCAAAGTTTGTGGACAGCACTACAAGTAGGGAATCTAAAGATTTCTTGGCATTTATCGGTAGCACTTCCAAGTTGGAAGCACAGGAGGAATGGATAAACATACCAAGAGTTCTGACATCTGCTATCGGTATGCTAGCTGAGAGTGGTGAGTTTACGGAAGTATTGAAGAAAATGATATTTCAAGGTAAACCACTAAATGAAGAGCAGCGCTTCCACATGAAAAGAGAATTAGGCGACATACTTTGGTATTGGATTCAGGGTTGTATGGCACTAGGCTTTACACCTGACGAAGTAATGGACGAGAATATTAAAAAGCTTGAAGCTAGATATCCAAATGGCTTTGAGGTAGCACGAAGTGAAACTCGTGAAGTAGGAGATATATAGTATGGATTTACTAAATGACATAGTATTGTTTCCATACACTATGTTTAACTACATATTCAGTTTAGCAGTATGGACTTTTTTAACGATTTATACACTAAATTGGATATATGAGAACAACGCTAGTGATTGGGTGCAGTATAAATTCAATAGAATGGCGGATCAAATACACGATTTCTTTCTAAAATTCAAATTTTGGAAGTAATGGGACAGTATGACGCAAGAGTAGAAGAGCAACGTAGGTTCCTACTCGCTGAGGAATGGGCAGAACAACCCAAGTGCCTTCATGCACATAGTTTGAATTCGATGTGGTATGACAACAGACCACAAGATACAAAGAATGGTGGGGTGCTAGACATAGAATACAATGGTGGTTGGATTGACAGATACAAGCATGATAAGTTAATCCATACCTTTGGCAAGAGATTAAATAGAGAAGAATTACTAGATAGATACAACAGGAGCCAAGCTGATGCAAGACAGGAATGAAAGAATGGCTGACCAATGGTGGGAAGCATTGAGTAAGTATGGAAAAGACGAAGCAGTTCACGTTTGTAGTGAGTTGTGGGGTTATTCTATCTATCGAACACTAAAAGAGATTGAGAAAATCGAGGAGGATTCATGGCTGTAAATTATACACCAGAGATGGTCGATACAATGAAAGAAAGGTATAGTGCTAATCCGACCAGAGAAACAGTAGAAGAATTAGCAAATGAGTTAAATAAGAGTATAAAATCTGTTATTGGGAAGCTATCTAGAGAAGGAGTTTACCAAAAGACTGAATATTTAACTAAAACTGGAGAAAAGCCAGTAACAAAACGAGAGCTAGTAGAGAAAATAAGTGAGATTTTGGGAGTAGATTATCAAGCCCTAGCGGGTTTAGAGAAGAGTCCGAAAAGCTCTCTTAAGTTGCTAGAAGAAACATTGATAATTAACCTGAGACCCGAGGAGTTCAAATGAGAATATGCAAGTTGAAATATAAAGGAGTTGATACTTACGCTGAAGTATTAGGATTGACCGACACCCCAACGGGTGTGAAAGCAAGATTGAAGTTTGCTGATAACACTCGGGACTTGGTATCTACGACTCAGATTCGTATGCTACAAGACCGAGACCTCGAAAAGCTAGGTATCAGCAGACTGAAACGAAAACTATGGGGAAGCTAGTGGGAAATTGATGTAAATTACACTCTCATACGAATAAATTACCTCACTTTATGTGGGGTTTTTTATTACCAATTTATTGCGAATTGGACGAAGTTATGAAAATTTGATGCGTAATTGTAGTAATTTAGTTGGAAGTTGTATTTAGATTGGGTTCGTTGCGACTTTATTTGAGTTTCTTTAGATGATGTGATTAACACATTAACTCCTTACTCTTCTCCAGAATTTTTCAGATTAGAGTATCGCATCTCCCCCGCTGGCGCTCCTCCGATGCTCCCTACAGAAGATTCTGAGATTAGGAGTGGTGGAGTAGTTGGTGATTTGTTTTGATTAGTATCTTAATTTATGTATATATTTTACCATACTTTTTGAAATTTTGCAAGATGTGTTTTTGGGTAGGTCATTGTGCGAGGGATTGTAGTTCGATTTTGGTACGAAAAAATAAATTATTTTTTGAAAGTAGTAGTGCTATGATTATGTTTTTAGTCTACTATGACCTTCGCTCAACTTAAATGTTTTGGCCTTCTGCGTAGATGAGCAGTTTCGGCTCTTGTGATTTTTTGTTGTCTTTTAACTGCGGCTGCTTTTTTGCGTTTTCGTTTCTCTGCTGGTTTTTCGTAGTATTCGCGTTTCCGTACCTCTTGAACGATACCTGCATTTTGGCATTTTTTACGAAAGATTCTCAATGCCCTTTCGAATGGCATGTTCTTACTATGTACGCTTGGCATCTGCTACCCTATCAAATGTAAAACCTTTCTTGCGCATGTTGTGAACTTTTGACCGAATACTTTGCGCAGAGCGACCCAGTTGTCCAGCGACAATATTCATTGGAACTTTGTTATAGTTCTCTCGCAAGTATTTTATTTCTTCGTCAGTCCAAGTTCTCATATTTATATTATACTCTTTTTGAGTATGGAAGTCAAGAACTATTTTTGTTGAACTGTAAAAAACTCTTGACTTGGCGCTTGAATAGTAGTATAATATATACAAGAATCAAAAAATATAGGAGAAAACAAATGATTATACGAGGTAGTATGCAATATAGCCCATGTGGCAGAAAAAGAAAGACAAATGCTTGGAAAACAACGAAAGCTAAAAAAGCTGTAGGACAGCACAAGAAAACGTTCGCACCAAGTACAGAAACGAAGAAAGAATATCCTAGTATGAAAACGGGCAAATACTCGACTCCTGTAGACAATTCTTGGAAGGTAGAAGCAAGTAAGAAATTTACCGTAGCACCTGCATATAACAAGGGTGCTTATCAAGTTATACCACCTTCTGACATTAAACATATAGGAAAATAACATGGAATTATTCGGATTTAACGAATACCAATGGTTAACAATCACTATCTGCACGGCGGGTATCGTCTTCTCAATCGGTAAAAGGATTGGTATTTCAGATACCCTCGATTATTTACGTGATAAAGACTTGATAGACTATGATGACTGAAAATAGTTCTTGACATGAAGTTCAAAAATTGGTATAATAACGGAGTAAGTGAAAAATTCGCTTACATTTTATTAACCGCGTACCGTAAGGGCGCAAGTAACTGACCGAAAGGCAGTAAGGAGAAAATACTATGGTAGCACATAATCTACATAGGGAAATACTAAAAAACTTTTGGCTAGGACATAATCCAGCTTGGTTCGACCAAATGGAAACAAACTACCCAAGATATAACATTGTGGAGGGCAAAAGTGGATTCAAAATCGAAATCGCTGTGCCCGGTTGGAGTAAAAAACAACTATCCGTAATTCAGAAAGACAACGAGTTACGAATAAAAGGCACTAAGGACAGCGAAGGAGGTGATAATTATCTTCATCGAGGACTGAGCGGTAAGTCGTTCGACAAAACCTTTGTTCTCAATTCCGACCTCAAAGTAGAATCTATCAAACTTCTTGATGGATTACTCACAGTCAATATCACGAAAGACCGAAGTAAAGAGGTACACTTCGATATCGACTAAGACAAGAAGGGGCTACAACCTAGCCCCTTTTTCCCTCCACCAAAGGAACTAATATGGAAACATCTAAAACAGGTTTAGACTTAATCAAACACTTTGAGGGTTGTGAACTCGAAGCATACAAATGCCCAGCAGGTGTATGGACAATCGGCTACGGACACACGAAAGGCGTGTACGAAGGACAGACAATCACAGAAGCAGAAGCAGAACAAATGCTGAAAGACGAGTTAGCAGAGTACGAAGGCTATGTAAATAACCTAGTGACTGTAGGCTTAAATCAAAATCAATTTGATGCAATGGTATCGTGGGTTTATAATTTAGGCGGAGGTAACTTGAAAGCAAGTACGCTTTTGAAAGTTTTAAACGCAGGCGACTACGACGGCGTGCCAGCTCAGATGATGAGGTGGAACAAAGCTGGCGGGAAAGTCCTAGAAGGATTAACAAGGCGTAGACAAGCAGAGGCAGATTTGTTTAGCGCATGAAAAGGTTCTTCCAACAACTTAATTACTATCTTGCGAAAGTTTATATGCCGATATGGAGATTCTTAGTATGGGCATGGGAGGAGATGTATTATGTTCTGTTCCCAAGATATAAGTTGTTAGTCAGTTATAATTCGACGTGGGGCGACTCTGACGACAGAGAATTTGTAGTAAAGAAGTTCCACAAGAAGCAGGAAAAATACCTGTCGTTCACCACCGATGATGGCGAGTTAGTTGAAATCAGAGGTGCAGATGGACTGAATTATAGGATAGAACAGTTATGAATCAATTACTAATAGGAATCATTTTAGTATTATCTTTGGGAGGATACTGGTTATACCAAGAAAATGTAACTCTCAAAGCGAATAACATTGCACTAGAAAGTGCAGTAGCAACTCAAGAGGAAGCCATGAAAACAATGCAGAATGACTTTGCTCTTCAGACAACCCAACTGACCGAGTTGCAAAAGAAGTCTCAGGAAGCACAGAAAGAAATGGACAGATACATGGACATCTTCCGTAGACATAATTTAACCAAACTAGCGGCTGCAAAGCCTGGGTTGCTAGAACCAAGAATCAACAATGGAACGAAAGATGTATTTGACTCAATCGAAGAAATTAGTAGGACTATTGACTCTCTCGATAATGGCGTCGAGTTGCAGTCTGATACCGACTAAACAAATAGAAGTAACGGCAAAGCCGATGGACAGGATTATAACACAACCTGTTATGCCGAGGGAGATAGACCTCAAAGAGCCATTATGGTACGTTGTTTCAGATAAAAATATAGATGAGTTTCATGACAGGTTGACTAAGGAGCATGGTCAGATAGTATTTGTGGCTATGTCAATCCCTGATTACGAGTTGATGAGTTATAATATGCAAGAATTAAAGCGATATATAACCGAACTCAAAGAGGTCGTGGTTTACTACGAAAAAGTAACTGACCCAGACGCTTTGAAAAATGAAACAAATACCAATTAAAAACATAAGATTACTACAGAAACTAGATAGTTTCGCAACAAATCTATATAGATTACCTCATACATTTGAGGCTTTACCAAAACCAGATATAACATTTGCCACACTCAAGACCTTGATGGCAGATGAGAAGTTTGTAGGCTATCCTAAAACACACAACTATCAGTCCTATGAGGGCGAAGTTGCACCACTAAGAGCTGGCAGACAGAAGAAAAGATTAAGAACAGAAAAGTATTTCTTCTTGAAGCTGTTCCAGTATGGAATGGGAGAACACTTCCAGCAACATGATAAGTGGTATTACGATACACTTACAGTCCAACCACCAAGGTGGGGCTTTACAGGGTGGCACAACTCTAAAAATAAAGGCAGACATTACATAAGATTTATTCACAACTCAGGAAGTGGTTATTCAATATCAGTTCAGGGTAAAAAGCAAGTAACCGTTACAGACCAATGGAGAGGTCAAGTAGGTGCTGGAAACTGGACATGCGTTAGTGGTACAATGGGCAAAGATGGTAAGACATGGTTTGCTGACCACAATACAGGAAGTCGCCCTAGAGTAGTGATTGATGTAAGCATACCAGAAAAGTATACTTCCGAGTTGGAAGGTGCAATTAAATATATAACCACGTACTGATGAATGAACTTTTTTCCTTTTAATGACTTAGCAAAACAAGCAACACGATATATGAATCCTGAGAACGACTGGAGGTTTATCCATGCCGATTCTTATTCCATGTATAATCTAATGCCAAACATTAGATACACTTCCAGCTTCCCGCCTTGGGAGTTTTACCAACCCAAAATTTTTGAAGAAATCCGTAAACAGACAGGCATGACAAATGCTCTCATATCTAATCTGATATTAGTTAGAGCAGGCAAACATACTGTATGCCACCCTATGAAGAAGTGGACAGGTATAGTAATGCTAGAAGGAGACGCGTACGCTGCAATCTATAGCGGGCCGTACGACCAATCAAAGAGACTTGCCCTGAGAGCAATGCACTTACACTCTCCTCATTTGAATCATTGGAATAATTATGATGCTTTTGGTTTCAATGTAGACCCTAGCAAGTGTTTATTTCCAGGCGACAGAGTTATGAGTTTTTATCCGAAGGAAGGTGCGATGTTCTATTACTTCAACATAGATAGTGCATGGGTAGATAAATCAGGAATAATGGGTAAAAATAATGAATAAAGAACAAGAAAAGCACTTTTTTGAAATGGAAAACAAGTTGTCAGACGATACAATTAGAATTTTTATAGGAACTTCTGAATGGGAAGATAAGTGGATAGAGAGAATATTAGTGTATACTCTATTACAAAATACCGACAGGAAGCTAGACATTACAATGTTAAGACCTAGTATGTTTAAGGACTGGGATAAGACAGGTTGGGGAACGCCATTCACATGTTTTAGATATGCTATCCCCACACTATGTAATTGGGAAGGGCGTGCAATCTACCTAGACTGCGACCAAATCAACTTCAGAGATATAGGAGAACTATATGATACAGACCTAGGCGACTGCGCTTTTGGAATGGTTTGGGACACGCTAAACATGAATCCTAAGAAGTTTGAAGATACGGAGTACAAAAGAGGTTGGTTTAGTGATAGTGTCATTTTGATAGATTGTGAAAAGGCAGCACGCTACATAGACCCAATCGAACAGATAGCAAAGTGTAACTGGGGCTACAAGAATGTATTTAGTGAAAAGATAGGAAGTCCTTACAGAGATAAGGTAGAAGATGTAATAATTAAAAGAATAGACGCTAGATGGAACTCATTTGACGGCTATGTAACTGATGGGCCAGCCATTGATAGAAAGACACAACAACAGTATGATATTGATGACATATGGCATTTACATTTTACTTCATTGAGTTCACAAATCTGGCACCCCAAGTACTCACCACATGGTAAAGCAAGCTATCCTAGAAAAGATATTGCAAGTAAATTGTGGAAAACAGCATTTAAAGTGCAAGACTTGTGGGAAGCTCTACAATGATACATGAGTGCGAACGTCTACCACAAGAAATAATAGACATTTGTACCAATACTTTTAGTACTCATCTAGGAATAGACGGATTTACTGGCAGAGGTTATGACCCGAACTTCAGACAGACCGAGTGTAGATACATACAAAGAAGTAAAAGAGTAGGCGCTCCACAGCCAGAAGGTATTCAATTAGTGGAAGAATGGATTAACGAACAGGGTTACGATTATACACCAGAGATATTACAAATAGCTAGGTATCATAAAGGACACTTTTATAAGTGGCATACTGACGGCGATGGCAGAGGATATAGAAAATTATCAATGTCCTGTCTACTCAACGACCCTAGCGAGTTTGAAGGTGGAGAGATGGAGTTTAAAATGCCAGATAGATTCCACCCTGGCGGTATAGTAATGGAAGGGCAGAAAACAGTAGTAAAATTAAAGAAAGACCACCCAATACTCTTTATGCCAAACGTAGAGCATCAGGTACTGCCCGTGCTTGAAGGACATAGAGATAGTTTAGTAGTGTGGTTTTTACAAAAATGAATTATGTCAGAATTTTTAAAAGCAATCAGCGGGACAGGTATCATAGCCCTGTTCTTTGCATTAGTAATATATCCAGACCTAGAGTATACTGGAGGCAAGAGTGTAGGCTCATGCACAGGGGAATGTTATAGAGAGTATGTAGAGATGTGGGGAACACCTGCCGAAATGGAAAGAAGAAAACAAGCGTTAGCTGCTGGCGATGAATTTAGCAGTATCAGAAGTTTATGGGGCGGTTGTGCAGCTTGTCATGGACAGCAAGGACAAGGTATGGCAGTATTCCCAGCACTTACAGGACAAAGTAAAGATTACATAGTAGGCAGACTAAATGCTTACAGAAATAGAGAAGAAGTAGGTAGTATGTCATCTACCATGTGGGGACAAGCAGCCATGTTATCAGATGCAGAAATAGCTACCATTGGAGAGTTTGTACAGGCAGGCTTTCCAGAAAAATGAAAGGTTTTAAGTTATATAAAAACTTTATTACTGATGAAGAATGTCAGCAAGTTATAGACTCTTGCAACAAGAAAGAATCAGACCACTTACAAAATAGATACGAGATACAAGAGTTTCAAGTGCCACAAGCAGTCCTAGATAAATCACAAGAAATACTAGGAGATGAAAAGATTATAGCAACCAGAGTCCAATGTTATGAAGTTGGACAAAGTTTCGCTCCACATAGAGACGCTGTGTGGTACTCCAGAGATGGTAGAGAAACAAAAGGTAAAACAGTTATGAAACGAAATAGAAATCTAAGTATTTCTATTTTGTTGAATGATGAGTTTGAAGGTGGTGATTTAATAATTGAAGGAGAGAACTGCCACCTAGAAAAAGGTGATGCAGTATTATTCTCAGCTATGGCTCTACATTGGGTAGAGGGAGTATGGGAAGGCACTCGATATGCAGTTGCAGTATGGAGTGGCGACTGGGGATTTAACGAGATAAGCAAAGAAGAAGAACGAAGACAAAGCGACGCACAGGATTACCAATGAAATTAGATGAACTACTAAAAATGCCATTCGAAGAGTTCCTAGAAAAGAGGAAGAAAGCAGAGTGGTTTGTCGTAAAAGGTGATGGCCCACGCTTCAAAGATTACTTTAGTTGGAGAGAGGCAGACCAGTATTTAAATAGTTATAAATTGATGGGGCATGACCGCATGCCACAACTACAGATAATAGATAAGAACACAGGCAAGAAGTATTGCCACAAGAAACAAAGACACAAGTTACAAAAACGTGAAATCTTCCAGAAATGGTGGGAAGGTAGTAGTTTCGTACTAACCCTATCAGAGTTCTTGAACAAGACACTCTGGAACCAATGCGAAGATTTTGAAGAGTATTTCGGTAGAGGACAAGCGAATATTTATATGTCTAGTCAAAAGAAGGCTAGATGTTTTCCTGTCCATGCAGACACTACCGAAAACTTTCTGTTCCACGTTAGGGGCACAGTCCGTTGGTATATTTACAATGAAACGGAATATGACTGCAAACCTAGCGAGGCAACGGTAGACCAAGTGATAGACTTAGAGGAGGGCGACCTTCTCTGGCTACCACCGAAACTTTACCATAGGGTAGAAACCCTAGGCCCAAGAATATCAATCTCTTTCCATTTCCACCCACCTAAGTGTGACTGGTGTAATGTAAATCATGAGGAGCACCCTGGCAAGGTATGGAGAGAAGAATGGTTGGACTGGATTGGAGATATAAATGGCCGATGAAAGATTTAGCGGTGATATGTCAAGAAACGAAGTTGAAATTGACTTAAGTAAGTTCATGGAACTCGTTACTGAAAATAGCAATCTCAAAGCTAAGATTGTAGAAATGGAAGCAAACAAGGAGCCAGAAAATCCATGGCAACGTTGGATATTTTTATCTAACATGATTGACGCATGGAGAATCTTCCCGAGAGCTTTCCTTTCAATATACATATTCTTACTTTACTATTCCACAATGTGGTTTATGAATTTGCCAGACCCAACACTTGAGCAATCAGGTCTAATCAGTATCATTGTTGGTGCTGGTGCAGCATGGTTTGGCTTATACGCTGGTACAGCGAAAGATAAGATAAACAGTAAGTAGTTATTAAACGAACTTAAAAATAGTTCTTGACACGACTTCAAATTTTATGTATAATATACATAATAAAAAAATAAAACTATAAATAAAAATAGTTTGAGTAGTTTGGACTCTTTCCTCAGGAAAAGTGAACAGATACTCAGCAGGGCAACCTTACATTTTAGCATCAGCGTGTGAACGCTATATAAGTAAATAACACAGCAAAGAAAATAAAAAGGTTAATGGCTGAGAGTATGTATAGCCCTACGGGGATTGAGGAAAGATGTCCTTCTTTTAGGAGATAGTAATGGCTAAAGAAGTCATTAGACAAAACATAGTAAGACATGATGGCATAAGAACATACGAGATAGATGGTATGCGAGTCACAATGCCCGAAAGCTGGGACGATGACAAGAAACAAGCATGGCTAGAGAAAGCTCGTGTTGATATGCACTTACGAAGAAATTTAAAGATGATAAGAAAAGATGGCAGTCAAGCAGTACTCGGTAGAGCATTTAGGCAACACGGAGACGATAATGCAGAATGACATTGAGAATATCATTGGAGTATTAGACGACACAATGGACACCATGAACAAAAGTGATGTGTTGAGGAACAACCTTATACAGCAACAGATAGAAATTGAGAAACAGATAACTGTGCTAGAAGGACAACTTCAACGCCAGAAAGAGTATCTCGCCAAGATAGAAGGCGGGTTAGATGTATTAGATGAACTGAGACAGAAGTGATTTGGGTAGTAGATGACTTCTATCCTAATCCTGACGAAGTGCGAAAACGAGCACTTAGGTTAGACTTCTGGAGAGGTACGTCTAAAAAGAAAACAAACAACAGACCAACGATATTCCACCCAGGCCACAGAGCCATACCAAACAGACAATGGTGGTGGGAAAACAGAATCTATTTACGAAATCGTTGGAAGGATATTGCAAATGTGCAGGTACATGACTTTGAGAGCATGAAAGCCTGTTGTGCGTTTAATCTGGGTTACGGAGAAAAACAAAACAGATTTAACTGGCTACATTCAGACGACCACTTTAGACCAAATACTAGGTCATCAATGTATGCCTGTGTTATTTATTTAACACCGAATCCACCACCAAATTCTGGAACGCTATTATTAGAGAATCCAGAAGGTGGGTTATTCGATACTAAAGACCCAAAGATTGGGAAGTGGAAGAAGCCTGATACAGTATTTCAGGGTAACTTCTTTGACTTTCCAGTCAGTAAGAAGTACAAAGTACACACGAAAGTAGAAAATAGATACAATCGTCTAATCATGTATGATGCTCGTATGCTACACGCTCCTGAGGACGCAGGCTTTGGTGATACCAAAGAAACTGCTCGACTAACACAATTAGGATTTTGGTATGGAGAAGATAGACTACAAATTTAATGAAGATATTGCTCTTGAAGTAGTAAAACAATACATAGACAAGACTTACGAACAGCACTATGCAAAGGGTAAGTTTCAATCTACTGAGTTCATATTCGATGCAGAACATGGAGTAGGTTTTTGTATTGGGAATATCATTAAATACGCTCAGCGTTATGGCAAGAAAGAAGGATTCAATCCTGCTGACTTGATGAAGATTATTCATTACGCTGTCATGCTCTATGGCAAAGAACATACTAGAGTATTAGACGGAGAAGAATATGGCACTAAGAAGTAGAGCGCACGAAAAACTAGATGGCGCAAACATAAACAAAGTAATCGCATTACTTGAAGCAGACGACCCGATAACTAAAAAGGAAGCCTGTGAGATTCTGAACATAAGGTATAACACGACCAGACTTCAGAAAATCATAGACGAACATAATGAAGTTTGGGCATACAAAGAAAAACGCAAGAGCCAAAATAAAGGTAAAGGTGCAACCAGAGATGAAATCAAAACTGTAATAGAGTACTATTTAGATGGAGATAACATTTCAGAGATTGCTACCAGAATATATCGTTCTAACGCATTTGTAAAAGCTATCATAGAAAGAGTAGGCATACCACAAAAACTGCCTGCACAGTTTGATAGAAAACGAGATATAATGCTACCAGAACAATGTGTTGCTGAAAGTTTCAAGGAAGGCGAGAGGGTGTGGGCTGCTAGAGATAATGCAATAGCAATTATCAAGAGAGAGCAGACTGTAAAACATCAAGAAGAGTGCCCTGGGTATATAAATCCAGTAGACTATGAAAAGAAGTATGGAGCAAAAGGTTATCAGATATATGTGATAACACCATGCGATACTTCTCAAACTCTGTTCCCTTGGATTGATGGTAGTAAAGTAGGTTATCACTCCTTTGCTTTGGCTTACGATTTAGGAAGTCTTAAGCATTTGGAGCAATATGGAGTCACAATATAGCCTAATCATTGCCATGTGGTTAACTACATGGGTTATGATACAATGGAGAGTATTTATACCGAGTATGTTAATACTTGGTAAAATGGATAATAGCAACCCGTCATATAGGTGGTGGCCGTTCGCGTGGGTATTGTTCGGTATAGGAAGTATGATTACGATACCAGTTATGATTCTACCCGCACTAAGTGATAGGTATAGAGATATATTTGTAAAAGGATATGTCAACAGTTTATTAAAGGTAGAATTATGAGAAGAATTATTTTAGAAGCCCTAGCGGCTAGATACAGGGGAGTAATGGAGGAGTGCAAAGCTAATATAGAAATATATTTAAGAAATCCTAGCGGAACAGCAGACCACCCCGAAGTACTCGATTCAATAGATGGTCAGATAAAGAAACTGACAAGCGCGCAAGAAAGACTTGAAGCGTTGGAACAATTTAAAAATCAATGAGTAAAATCACATCACCAAATATAGAACCCCAACATACAGTACAAGAGTGTACTGAAAAGCTAGTTGTATTACTAGACAAACTCAAAAATATGGACACAACAAGTAACCATTTGAGATTTCAAGTAGACGATGCTAAGATGTTAGCACAAGAGTTAAGTTATGAGTCTGATTTCCTCAATAGAACTTGACAACTACAAGATTGGGATAATTAGAAACCCTTACGAAAGGATTATAACTTCGTACAAAGAAAGCTGGGACTGGATAGGACTAGCTGACTGGATAGAAAAAGTAGGTTTACGACCACAATGCGAACTATTGAGCGAATGTGATGCAATAGTTTGCCTAGAAGATTGGGAAATCGACTTCGATGCGTTAGACTTATCCCCTAACAAAAATAGTATGAATAAGCTATCTAAAAATTATTCACAGGACTATAGACGTTGGTATAGCCAAGACATGAAGGACTTGGTACACCAAATTGTCTTGCCAGACCTACATACCTACGGGTATAGGTTTTAAAAAATAGTTCTTGACTACGCGTTCATTTCCATATATAATATACTTATAAATAGGAAAAGGAAAGGCATGAGCGACAGATTTTATACACAAATGCTAGAGGCAACAGGTTGGTGTCCTGGCTATAGAAGTACGCAAACCCTTTCTGAATATGAACTAAAATTTGGAAAAATTAACAGGAGAAGAAAAGTGGCTTGGACAGATGAAGCAAAGGCTCAGGCAGTAGAGATGTATACTGCGGAAGAACCGACTCCAGAAAACAGTATGGAAGTTGTCAAAGAAATAGCTGCCGAATTAGGCGAGAGCCCAAATGGTGTCAGAATGATTTTGACAAGAGCTGGTGTTTATGTTAAGAAAACTCCTGCGACTAAATCCACTTCAAGTGGAGGCGGTGGCGGTGGCGGCAGAGTATCTGTTGCTGACGCACAACAAGCAGTTACAGATGCTATATCTGATGCTGGTCTTGATGTTGATGATGCAATCATTGGCAAATTGACAGGTAAGGCTGCTAATTACTTCGCAGAGATTATTAACAAACTAAACGGTTAACTACCCCGAATACCGCTGAGTGCTTAGGTACTCAGCGTATTTTTGTGCCTATAGAAACAACCTTGCAAATTTAACCATTGGGTTCTTGGTAGAATACAATTTTAACCTAAAAGGAACTCATGAAGAAAGATGACTTTATTAAGCAAGTCGAAAAGTGCGGCGATGCTATAATAACATACAGAAGTCAGAACAGTCGTAGACTAAAGTACAACGTCTGTACGCTTGACTTTGACAATAAATATATACAATCGAAAAGAAATAGAGCAAAACCTAACGCTAATCAAGTGTTATTGTTCTGCTGGGACACAGATTCCTACAGGCTTCTTACGCCTGCAAATGTAACCTCTATAGTTCCTTTGTCAGCGATACTAAAGAATGATAGAATTACATGAAGCCCCAGCACTCTACGAGAAGTTAATACATTACAACGAAGAAAGACATGAGAAGATATATCTTACTGTCAATACATTCCGTGATGTAGAATACTTGTCGTTGAGAAAATATTACCAAGATTTCGATGAACAATGGAAACCTAGCAAGGAGGGAGTAACTATGCCCCTAGATTTTACAAACAGCAAGGAACTCTTTGCTGGCTTAGTTGAGATTATATCCTTGGCAGAAGCCAAAGGTGTGTTAGAAGAACATTTCGGAGAAATACTAAATGACATCTATCAGTAGAAAAGTCCACTTTTATGGCGACAGTCATATGCAAGGATTCGAGATAGACCACGATGAGATACTTGGACGCAACACATATCAAGAAAAGAAAGATTTAATTAGAAGATTTGGGTTACACCAAGCAATAGTCCTGTGGAATCAAAAGATGGGAAGAGCAACAAAGATGTCAGTATATGACTTTGCTCACCGTAGATTACCACAAAGTTATCCATCTCTACTATTTCCTGAGTCAAGATTAAATGCTTGGCCTGCTATGAGTTATGATTACTTACATTTACGATTAGTACATGACTATTACAAAGGATTACTAGATAACTACGATAGAGTATTTATTGGAGTAGCTAGACCCACGCGTACCTACAAGCTAGACGAAATGGGCAACTTTGATTATAGATATGAAGATTTAGATGGCAAAGCCAGTCAAATGACAGACATACAATATGCTTGTGCATGGACACTCGGTGCTAGGTCTATCATGGATTTCATGGACAAAAGAAGTATAGAATACACCTTTATCAAACACTTTGATATATTTGATAGAAGTGTAGATGATGTACATAATATCTCAATCCCAGACGGGGCTATCTATACTAATATGTTTATGGAAGTTTACGAAGAAGTAATGAGTAAAGCAGTTCCCAAAGGATTACATGAATTTGGAGACATGAATGGATTCTACCATCGTAACGCAGATGCTCATAAACAATTTGCAGCATACCTCAAAAAATACTTGACATAGCCTCAAAAATTTCGTATAATATACATATGAATATTTTTATACTTGACGAAGATTTAGATAAGTGTGCCGAGTATCATGTCGATAAACATATCGTCAAGATGCCACTCGAGGCAGGACAGATGCTGTGCACAGTACATTGGACACAGAAATATGCAGGATACGTACCACACAGAAAACTTACATCAGACGAATGGGCATCAGTTTCCATTCAAAAGAAAAACCAGCCTAGGGATTTTCCATATCTCCCTACTATGTATAATCACCCTTGTACCATCTGGGCTAGGAGTTCCAAGTCAAACTACGACTGGCTCTACTGCTATGCCCTTGCATTGGGAGATGAATACACCTATCGATATGGCAAAGTGCATAAATCCGTGGAGATGGTCTTGGGCTTACCCGACATCGACCTCCCAGACATTGGACTTACTCCATTCGCACAAGCTATGCCTGATGATTGCAAACGAGAGTGTGCAATCGAAGCCTACAGAGAGTTCTACCACAAAGACAAGGCTGTCTTTGCCGACTGGAAATACAGAGATAAGCCATACTGGTGGGACGAATCTTCAGCAGATTATGAGAACAGGATAAGCAGATAAAAAATAGTTCTTGACATCGCCTCAAATATTTAGTATAATATACAAATGAATAAAGATATTAGAGCATTTTTAACCAAGTGTCGCGAGTCATATTTCAATGGTCGCCCTATCATACCTGATGAAGTGTATGATAGACTTGTAGAGAATGTCAATACAGATGAAGTGGGCTCAGCTACGGACAGTCGTTTCAAGCACCCCTTCCAGATGTTTTCATTACAAAAAGTTTTTGCAAACGAAGATGACGCTCCAGATTGGGGCAACGAAGCTGCCGTTACAACTGCTAAGTTGGACGGTGCAGCCATATCAATCACTTATGTTGATGGCATACTTCACCAAGCTCTCACAAGAGGAGATGGTATTGCAGGACTAGACATCACAGATAAAATCAAGCACATAGTACCAAAAGTATTAGAAACAGGACAGACAGGCTATGCCTTGTTTTCTGGCGTCCGTCAGATTACAGGCGAGGTCGTAGCTCCTAAAACTATCAAGAACGCAAGGAACTATGCTGCAGGCGCTCTAAATCTAAAAGATGTAGATGAGTTCAAGTCTCGTGACTTGACTTTTGTTGCATACGGAATACAACCATATATTGGTCAACGCTGGTGTGAGGACATGAAGCTACTCGACAACTGGTTCAATGTAGTAACCATGGGCGATTATGCTGAGTTCCCACACGATGGCATTGTATTTCGACTCGATTCATACCGAGCATTTGATAAGTTAGGACACACGTCACACCACCCTAGAGGAGCATACGCATATAAAACCAGAGAGGCAGGCGTAGTAACTAAACTATTAGATGTTGAATGGAACACAGGAAAGAGTGGAGTTGTTGCTCCTATCGGACTGCTAGAGCCAATCGAAATCGGTGGTGCAACAATATCAAGAGCTACACTTCATAATATTGCTTTTATAAACGAGTTGGATTTAGAAATCGGTTGTAATGTAGAAGTGATTAGAAGTGGAGAAATAATACCTAAAGTAGTGAGGAGAGTGTAATGTTATTATATTTAGAATCACAACTAGAGAAAGCATACAGAGTATACATAACCAAGATACCATCTGGTTCAGAGATTCCAACTATAGAGTTTTTCAGAGAAATGATAGAAGAAATGGACGACCCAGAGTATTTTGAATTACTGCTAGATGAATGGGAGAACGGGCTTGGCACTCAAAGATATACACACTAAGAAACAATTACAAATAGAAAAACGCCTAGCAGAAGCTAAGTTGGCATTTGACCTATCTTGGTGGGTTAAGTGGGCAGCTTCGCTAACCTTGTTAGCTGCTATGGCGTTGAGAGGTGCACAGGTGCTTCCAGTAGTAGACTTATGTTTATCCTTTATAGGAGTAGTAGGTTGGCTATGGGTTGCAGTATTGTGGAAAGATAGAGCTTTAATTATGTTAAACACGGCAGCCAGTATCATACTTGGTATAGGGATTCTTCGTGTTTTTGCAGGAGTTTAGTATGGCTTCTGTAGGTAAGTACAATGAGACATACTTTGCAAACTACCCACAGGAAAGAGACCGAGAGGGTGTATTGTACGGTGTCGTACTTGTAAATAAAGAAACATACGAAAGAGAAGTAATAAAAGTAGGAATTGCAGCGGGTAAAGACTGGCGGCATGTAATCAAAAGAGCAAGAGGTTTTCAGGGTTATGACTTGAGAATACAGCGTACTTGGGCTAGTACTCTATACGAAGTATTTTGTATGGAGCAAAAGCTACACGCAATGTTTTCAAGTGATAAATTTGAACCAGCTCACAAGTTTGGAGGACATACAGAGTGTTTCAAACCTACGAGCAAGATATTAGAGGAGTTCCCAAAGAAATGGACATGAATACACCAGACAAAAGAAAGTTTCACGAAAGTGACAAACCAGCAGACCAACACAAGTACAATGGTTGGTACTGGCACTTTGAAACTAGAAAGTTTTATCGCTGGGACGATTTGCCCCGTGAAAATTCATAGAGTAGGACACACATATTTTTCAGTAATAGAAGATATGCTTACCCCTGACCAATGTCAGGAAATAATCAATTCTGTAGATAATTTTATAAACCGAGACATAAAAGAAGGAAACTACAATGGTTGGCAGACAGGACGGCTATTTAGACATGTTGGTAATCCTACTGATAAGTATTTACCTTTGTTCGAAAGTGTTTTCAATGAGTTTAATGTGGGCAGTTATAACTTCAATCTTATTGACAATAAATATACTCATTTTTGTAATATGTATACTGAAGGACAGGAAGTAGGTTGGCACAGAGATGAAGATGAATCAGTAGAAGATTTATTCGAAAGGACACCTGCAAATAGATTATCTTGTAGTGTCTTTTTGAATGAGGGCTTCAACGGAGGAGATTTCGTACTAGAAGGAATAGACAGTTGGAAACCGAAAACAGGTATGTGCATAATGTTCCCATCAGCACATCTACACCGAGCGGGTAGGGTAACGGGTGCACTAAAATATAATTACACAGTTTGGAGAAAAGGAGAAAGAGGAGCTTGATTGTAAAAGGGATTTCAGAGGGATTTCATGATGCCTCAGTAGCATTACTTGAAGATGACCAAGTCGTCTGGGCTAAACACGCCGAGAGATTGACAAGAAAAAAGAATGACCCAATCAACCCAGAGTATCTCAGAAATGTGGACGCAGATATATCGGTTTTTTACGAAGATGTACCGCTAAAGAACGAAAGACGTGTAGCACATTCACAAGTCCCTGTTTCAACAAAAATTTTTGATGAATGTGATTACCATACAAAACATCACGAAAGCCACGCAACAGGAGCGTACTATACTTCACCATTTACCGAGGACGCGGTAGTTCTCGTGATTGATGCGATTGGAGAATGGAATACTTGCAGTATTTGGCAAGTAAAAGATAAAAATTTCAAAAAAGTTTATGAAAAAAATTATCCATATAGTATTGGCCTGTTCTACTCAGCAATCACCAAGCGTATTGGTTTGAAGCCAAATGAAGATGAATATATAACTATGGGAATGGCAGCCTACGGAGAGAAATGCGTAGATATGCTGTGGTGCTTCAATGACTGGGCAAACTGGCACAAAGGATTCTCATTACAAGATTTTAAAGGACATCACCCCTACGATATCGCTGCAAGTGCCCAGGCTCACGCAGAGTTAGAAATCGAAAAGTTAGTAGGACTAGCCGCTAACTGGGGAACAAATTTATGCTATGCAGGTGGAGTCGCACTCAACTGTGTAGCCAATAGTAAAATACTACACCACTACTTCGATAATGTTTGGATTTATCCAAACCCAGGCGATGCAGGGAGTAGTTTAGGTGCGGCATTATCATACACTAAAAAACATATAAAGTATAGTCCGTATATCGGCACAGATATACAACAACATATCAACCCAAAAATAGTAGTAACACAGTTACTAAAAAACAAAGTAGTAGGAGTAGCAAATGGCAAAGCGGAATTTGGACCCAGAGCATTGGGCAATCGTAGTCTTCTTGGTGATGTTAGGCATAATATTAAGCGCGGAGTTAATCGCATTAAAAAACGGCAACAGTTTCGACCATTCGCTCCAGCTATACTATCAGAGTTTGCAGACGAATACTTTGAAGGAATAACTAATCCGTATATGCAGTATGTTGCAAAAGCAAAGCATGACTACAGTTCTGTAGTTCATGTAGACGGAACAAGTAGAGTGCAAACTGTAGAGCCTGATTGTCCTAGTGTATTGAGAAGGATTTTAGAAGAATATTATGAACGCACAGGGATTCCCATGTTATTGAATACAAGTTTGAATATAAAAGGACAACCAATAGTAGATACTTGGAAGGACGCTGTGGAGTTCGAGAAGAAGTATGGAGTACCAGTATTTTGAGTATACTATGGGCAGGGTGTTCATTCACAAATGGAATGGAACTCAAAGACAAAAAGAGAGACAGATTTAGTAATATAGTCTCACGAGAGGCTGGCCACCTAGAATGGAACGAGGCTAAAGTTGGTGCTGGAAATGATTATATCCAGAGAGTAGTACAAAACGCAGTTATAGGACGAAAGTTATACTGGAGTACAGGACTGAAGAATGTTAAACATGTAAGGCACACGGGAGAAGTAACAAACAAATCACATGTTGCTAAGGAAGATAGAAATAATCTTCTGCCAGCAGGAGACCCTACAAAACCATATACAGATATAGGGCAAGTACATTATGGACAGCAGTTCCAAACTAATAGAGAGTACGATAGAGAAGGCTGGCCTGACTTAGTAGTATGTATGTGGTCAGGTATAAATAGACTAGAGAATCTAAGACTGTCTAACCTGACTGGAGATTGGAGTTGGTGCGTATCTGCTTGGGGCAGAATGGCATTAGAAAAACCAACATACAAAGCAAAAAAGACAAGTACTGTTTACATAGACCAACAGTACGAGCCTGGCGAAGATAATTATATGCGAGGCTATATGATGCGTATTAGAAATGCACATTATAACTTGCGTCTTACACTAGGTAATATGATGGCGGTAAAATACATGCTGAAGGCAAAAGGCATACCGCAGCTTCATTACCTATATTCAAGTGGTCAATACAGACCTTTACTATTTTTATTAGACGAACCTATTTATGAAAACACGAACAACTGGTGGGATTCGCTAGATATAGATAGAAAGACAGCCGTAACAGAACTACCATGGCTAGAGTCAGAAGGTATGTATGACATGGCAACTCGCCTTGGACACCCAATCGGTGAACGCGACCACCCATTAGAAGACGCCCATGCCGCAATGGCAGAAAGAATATTAGGAGATATTAAAGCAAATGGATTACTTAAGTAAATTTATTAAGTACATAAAAATATGGTGGTTTGAGTGGCAGTTGCGCATGCACTATAAACCAGACACCTATGTATACGAAGATGATGAAAATTTTGAACCTATCGAAGAAAGTCAGGAATCAAAAAATAGTTCTTGACAAATGGTTAAATTTCATCTATAATATACAATATAAATAAAAAAGAGAGAGAATCGAATTGAACGAAATTTTACCACCCAGTAACTGTCCTTCTTGTGACAATACACTAGAGTTTGTTAACGACTTACTTTATTGTTTCAACAAGATGTGTCCAGCACAATGGAGTAAAAAACTAGAGCATTTCGGAAAGGCTCTCAAAATAAAAGGTCTCGGGCCAGCAACTGTATCTAAGTTGCAGCTCGATGATTACCCAGAACTGTATGAGCTTACTGTAGAGGATATATCCAACAGACTAGGCTCGGAGAAGATGGCAGCTAAGTTAGTTACTGAAATTGAGAAGTCAAAATCAGTTGATTTACAAACCTTGTTGCCAGCTTTCTCCATTCCACTTTTCGGTCGGTCAGCTTCTCAAAAATTATGCGAGAATATTTCGACACTCGAAGATATTTCAGAGAAAAGTTGTACTGAAGCGGGTATTGGCCCAAAAGCCACAGCAAACCTTCTAACTTGGTTAGATGAAGAATTTTACCCCAACGAATACGATTCAAACCTACCTTTCAGTTTCTCAGCAACTAAAGTTGTAAAACGAGAAACGGTAGGAACAGTCTGTATTTCAGGTAGACTCAATTCATATCCCACGAAGGCTCGTGCTGCAGAAGTTCTGGAACAACACGGCTATGCCGTAAAAAATAGTCTGACAAAGGATTGTACTCATCTAATAAATGAGTCAGGAATTGAGTCAGCCAAAACGCAGACTGCTCGTGAACGAGGAGTCATTATTATAACAAATTTAGCTAATTTATTAGGAGAAACAAATGGCATTACCTAAATGGACAGATGAGAGAACATCATCTCTCGAGAACTTCGTAGGTTCTGAAAGCCCAGTCTCTCAAGCTACTGTTGCTAACGCTGCAGAAGAGCTAGAAACTTCAGTAAGAAGTGTTAGTTCAAAGCTTAGAAAGATGGGTTATGATGTCGAGCTTGCTTCTAGCTCAAACACTAAATCTTTTAGTGACGAACAAGAAGCCACTCTTAGCAACTTCGTAACTGACAATTCAGGTCAGTACACATATGCTGAGATTGCATCAAACTTTGAAGGCGGACACTTTAGTGCGAAGTCTATTCAAGGGAAAATCTTATCAATGCAACTTACAGAGCATGTTAAACCTGCTCCTAAAGTTGAGTCTGTAAAAACTTACAGCGAAGACGAAGAAGCAACTTTTGTTGGCATGGTCAACGATGGTGCTTTCATTGAAGAGATTGCTGAGTCTCTTGGTAAGAGTGTAAACTCTATCAGAGGTAAGGCTCTTTCATTACTTAGAGCTGGCGAAATTAACGCTATACCTAAGCAGAAAGAAACTAAGGGTTCAGGCAAAGCTGATCCTCTAGCTGACTTAGAGATTGACGACATGACTGTCGAAGCAATCGCTGATGAAATCGGTAAAACAGTAAGAGGTGTAAAAACCATGCTTACAAGACGTGGTTTAGTTTGTGCTGACTACGACGGTTCAGCTAGAAAAGAAAGAGTTCAATAAGAACTTTCTATTTGTCAAGATGGTAGGGGTGGAAACACCCCTGCTTTTTCTTGGGAGAGACGATGACAGTAGAGAGTGCATTATTAAAACAGCTTTTATCGCAAGGAGATTTCGAGACTTGGAATCGCCTACAGGTGCATTATTTGCCCGAAGGCGAGTACCAAAAGATTTGGAAAATCGTGGACAAGCACGTCCACAAGTTCCATGCGCTTCCTAGTTTTGAAGATTTAAAATACGAGATTAGGAGTCGAGAACTTCAAGAGAAAATTTTTGCGATAGAGGCGGTGGAAACAGACGTTCCAGCGTACGAACTACTAGAGTATCTCAAAGATTCATTCACTCAGAATGAAATATTACAGAAAATAGAACACTATATTGACGAAACAATCTCCATTGCTGATGCAAAGGAGAATATCGACTATCTGCAAGAGATGGTCGTACAAGTTCAGGATAGAGTTAACACAGCCGATGATGCCGACACAATGGACATGGTTGAGTTATTCGATTCTGAAGAAGATTTAGCTAAGTATCTACCTCTTGGTCTCAACCAAGACTATGATATAAGCTATCAATTCTCTCCCAAAGACTTGGTCATTGTGGGGGCGCAACGAGGTCACGGAAAGTCATTCACTTGTTGTAACATGGCAGTCAATGCCCAACAACAAGGACGTTCTGTGCTTTATTTCACAATCGAGATGGATCAGCGACCAATTCTGCAAAGAATGGCTGCTATGTCCACAGGAATTCCACTAGGCAGACTTATAAAACGAAACCTCTATGAAAAAGAGTGGAATCGTATTGCCGAGTGGTGGGCAGACCGTTTTGAAGACGGTCATGAGGTCTTAGCACAATATAAACCTGCTGAAGACTTCGACAAATTCCATTATGAACTAACTCGTAAGTGTGAACTAAAGAAGCAGGCTCAATTGGACGTATTCTACGACCCTAGCTTGACACTTGCTAAAATTATTAGTACAGTTAGGCAAAAGAAAGTAGAATACCCCGATTTGGGTATGGTAATCGTAGATTATCTGAACCAAGTACGTCGTCACAATGCTCCTAGTCGCTCAGGTCAGTATGAATGGACAGAACAGATAGAAATATCGAAAGGATTGAAGTCTCTGGCACAAGACCAGCAGGTTTTGGTCGTTTCTGCCTTCCAAACTAACCCGAAAGGAGAAGTAAGGTTCTCAAAAGGTATCGAAGACGCTGTAGATGCCTCTTATACACTAGAACATTGGGGTAAAGAAGAAAATGCCATCAAATTCAAGTGTAATAAGATGCGTAGCGGTGAGATGAAGTCGTTTATATCAGAAATCGACTGGGAAACCTTGAAGATTGGCCCACAGACCGCTATGGATCCTGATGAACGGGCTGAACTAAAAGAACAGATGAACACAGGAGAAGATACGTATGATTTATGACCATAATTACAAGGCGTATCAATGGACAACGTTTGCTTGTGATATAGATGACAAGTTCTACTCGTACTTCCCCGATGGAATCGCAGATGGGGGTGGCGCCGAAGGCTGGCTTCTACACAATCAACGCAGGATTTACTTGCGACTATATGTGTTTATCGATAGTGTGCTAACGAGGCATCACGAAGGACGGTTGGGATTCAAAGACCCAGTAATAATATGGTCAAATTGGCATGAAAAGAGATTTTCTATACACCCTGGCAAAAACAGAGTAGTATTAAAAATGTTATTACCCGAAGTAAGAATGGTTGGTTGGATTATGGACAACTCTGCTATCCTTAGTCGCAAAAGATATAATAATATTTTTAATAATGTTCAACCTCTAGTAAGAGGAAAAGACAATAATAGACAGGTGAAGTGGCAAACTCAACATAGAACTGTAAAAGGCGAAGACCAGTATCATATGGCATTACTCAATGATACTTACCTAGGCAATCATGAACATGATACTCCACACAGGAGAAAAGCATGGGATATTGTTAGTAGGGAGAAAGGTTTTGGCTGTTATGTTGGTGACCGCTTCTTTTATAATATAGGTAAACCCGAGGCAAACTATAAATTTGATAACGTTGCAGGGATTTACCAAGTGTTTCTTCACCACTTCTTTGATTACCCTTTTAGTAAGTGGGAAACACACTTTTTTCAGGAGATATAATGGAGTATCAAACACACCTACTTATTGTAGCGATGGAAGAAGCTGGAGAGTTTATCCAGGCTTGTTCTAAAGTATATAGACACAATGGAGGTGAGCAAGAGATCAAGTGTCTCTCTGAAGAAGTCGGTGACGTACAAGCCCTTATAAATTTATTACAAGCAGAGGGAATCATTGACCTAAATGTAGCAAATGAAAAAAGAATAGTAAGAGAAACAAAAATGAGGAAGTTACATGAAAGCAGGTAAGATATGGGGACAGACAGAACTAATCCATGCAAATGGAGTTCTAGAGTTTCATAGAATAGAATACGTTGCTGGAAAGCAATGCTCGGAACATCTACACGAGTTTAAATGGAATGGGTTTTATGTAGAAAGTGGCAAGATGATGATAAGAGTCTGGCAAAACGACTACGACCTAGTAGATGAAACAATATTAGGCCCAGGCGACTTTACACAAGTCAAGCCAGGAGTTATGCACCAGTTTGTAGGTATAGAAGCTGGAGTTGCATTTGAACTCTATTGGGCAGAATTTAATCACAACGACATAAAGAGAAGAAGTGTAGGTGGGAACGTAAATGAAAATAAATAAGATAAATCCTGTCGCAAAGCACTCTAGGAATAAGAGTGGAGCAGGTGCACATAAGTCTGCAAAAGACTATAAACGGCAAGAGAAACACAAGAATAAAGAAAAGTTGGGATATTATCCAAAAGAGTCAATTTCTAGTAAATTAGATAGACTTGTGTTACTCGAACGTATGCAAGAAAATTGCAATAGCCCATCTCTCTGGTTTTCATATGAAGAAGAAATTATGCAAATCAAGGAGGAGTTGCAAGATGTTGATTTTTGATAGAAAAGTATTAAGAACACCGTCAAGTCCATGGACAGGCACTGATGAAGAACTAGAAAAGTTAGTAGATGATATGGGCGAGACAATGGAGAAACACAACGGTATAGGTATTTCTGCAATACAAATCGGAGTACCCGTACGAGTATTTTTAGCAGAGTACAAATTGTTTGTGAATCCACAAGTAAAAAATCTAAGTCCATACAAGAAAAAGCATTGGGAACAATGTTTAAGTTGTCCAGATGTAAATGTACGGACTAGTAGAGCCAGTTCCATCACTATGCAATATGACACGATTGAAGATGGCAAATGGATAAATAAAGAAGAAACATTCAAGGACTGGAGTGCAGTTGTAGTTCAACATGAATATGACCACCTAAACGGTTTCTTGATAGAAGATAGAGGTAAAGCATATTATGCAAACAAGTAGAAAACTTATATTATGGGTTGTAGACTGTTGGCGTCTAGTTATGGACAACAGATTCAATCCTTTAAGATATATACCAGACCCTAGTTTACAGTTCTATTTTACATTAGTACTATTTACAATGTGGTCAGTATATTTTGGATTTCTAGCAAGTTTTTACATGGGCTGGCTAGGATATGACATTGTGCTAAGCATTATAGTACACTTTATGGTATTGATACCTTTGGGCTTCACTAACGCAATCTTTTTAGATGCGGAAAGAAACGGCTCACAATGGGTAAAAGATTGGAAAGAAGAACGCAGATTAAGTAATCTTTTTCCAAGAAAAAAGAATATCGTAATGTGGGATAACGACAGGGAAGCATAATGGCAGCAGATAGAATTAGTAGAGGTACAGCAGAACTTATACCTATGCCTCCACATACTTGGTATGTGAGAAGTATTGGTTGGTTACTAGAGCAACCAAAAGTAAAAGAGAATATTATGAATGTTCCTTTGAATGAGCCTCTACTAGAATCTCTGCAAGAACATGGTATGAAAGCTCCGATATTAGTTATGCCAAACTGGTACCCAATCGCTGGTAGTCAGAGATTGAGGGCTATGTCAGAGTTAGAGGACAAAGAACAACAAATAAGAATCTGTCGTATAGATAAAGAATATTGGCTTCTATGGTATTTATGGGGAGATAAAGAGTTTAGAGATAAGGCGGTTGCAGTCTACTTTCAAATGCTAGAATTAGTATGGAAGTCACGATATTACGAAGATGAGCTAGACCCAGGCGGTACTCCAATGACCGATTTTGAAAAGCTAGGGGACGAACTAGAGTGGAAACACAAAAGTACTCTTGGGATTGAAAGAATTAAATCAATGGAAGAAAAAAATAATACTTGACACAAGGTCAAAATTCCTGTATAATATATAATATAGAAAATGATAGCAACAGATTTATTAAAAGAAAAAGGAATACAATTTACTGTCAAAGGACAGGACGCTATTATATCATGCCTAAATCCTGAGCATGATGATTCGAACCCAAGTCTACGAGTAGACAAAGTAACAGGAGTAATGCATTGTTTTGCATGTGGGTTCAAAGGTAACTTATTTACACACTTCGGTGCACCAGAGAGTCCACTAGAAGTCAGATTACACAGAATTAAAGATAAGATTGCAAAGACACGATCGCAAACCGTTGGTATTCAACTCCCAGAAGACCGCATAGAATGGAAAGGTGGCCCGTACCGTAATATCTCTGAGGAAACTCTTAGAATATGGCAAGCCTTCACTTGGAATGTTCCAAAGTTTGAAGGGCGGATCATCTTCCCCATTCGCGACCTAACAGGTAAAACGATTGCACTCTTAGGGAGACATATTGCTGGAGGCATAGGGTCAGATAAGTATTACATCTACCCACAAGGAGTGAAGATGCCATTTACACCAGCAAAAGTAAAACCAATACAAAACAGAGTGATATTGGTAGAAGGAATTTTTGATTGTCTCAATCTATGGGACAATGGCTTGAAGAATACAGTCTGCTGTTTCGGAACACAACAAATGGACTGGTTCAAGCTATCCCTGCTCAAACTTCAAGGAGTTCAGGGTATTGATATTATGTTTGATGGCGATGAAGCAGGTCAGAAAGCAACAGAACAAATAAAAACACTAGCTGAGAAGATGGAACTGTCAGTACAGAAGATAACCTTGCGTGACGGTCAAGACCCAGGTGGACTAACACCTGCTCAGATAGGCAAGGTTAAGGAACGACTTTATGGATAATATACAACTACAGCAAGCAATCTTCGGATTGCATACGCGTAGATTTGGCACAGTTGCCGAGATTATGATTAAGAAAATTATTCGTGCAGAAAGTAGTGAACAGTTATCGTTCGATTTATTTGATAAATTTGATGGTAGTAGAATCGAATGTAAATTCTCACGAGTACAAAAGAAAGCAGAGTTGAAAATAACGGACAGTAATCTGTTCAAAGCCCTGCAATGCGAAGCCAACCGTGATATCATGTACCACGAATGGCAAGATTATGACTGGGATTGTAATATCCAGCAAGTCAAAAAAGAAGAATTTGATATACTTTTTTATGGAGTATTTTTTAAGGACATGATACTAATATTCAAAGTTCATTCTGAGGATATTGGAAAAGAAATGAGATACTCTAATAAACAACACAGAGGTAATACAGGTGAAGGTCAGTTCCATTTGAACAGACAAACTTTTAAACATCACTTGGATTATCATTTATTTAAAACATTAACTTATGGAGAATTATTAGAATGGCTCAAATAGCACTTATTGAAACAAAGCCAACAAGTACAAACTTCGATAAATATTTCGAGTTTGAATTTGACCGTTTTGCATTATGTTCTGATAGTTCTGTCAAGAAAGTTCTTAAGAAAGATGTTGATTTAGAGATAGATACAGATGATTACGAATGGGTAATCCTAGTGGGTGCAGAGGCATTTAAACAGTACACTAGGAAAACATCTGTAACCGAATACAATGGTAAGATAATAGACGAGAAGTTTCTTGCTCTTATGAATCCTGCCATTATTAAATTTAAACCTGAAGCTAAGAAAGCCTTTGAAGAAGCAGTAGACAGTATTGCAGGCTATGTTAGCGGTGAACTAAAGATAGAGAAACTATCAGAGGATAAATGTTATGGCATACAAGACAAAGAGAAAATCATGGATTTTCTACAACACGCTGTGGACGCCCCACTTCCATATATCTCACTTGACTCAGAAACAAGTGCGTTATATTGTAGGGACGGTTATATGCTTGGATTTTCTATGTCTTATGAGCCTGATCACGGTATATATTGTGACGCAGACGTAATTGATGAAGAAGTCGAAGCAAAAATGCAGGAACTCTTCAACAAGAAAACTGTAGTATTTCACAATGCGAAGTTCGATTTACAATGGTTTATTTACCATTTTAATTTTGAGTTTCCAAACTTCGAAGATACAATGCTTATGCATTATATGTTTGATGAGAACCCTGGTACTCATGGTCTAAAACAACTAGCGATGAAGCATACTCCTTATGGAGATTATGAAAAACCGTTAGAAGATTGGGGTATTGAGTATCGGAGAAAGCATGGCATACTGAAAGAATCTTTTAGTTATGACATGATTCCTTTTGATATTATGCAGAACTATGCGGCTATGGACGCAGTAGTTACAATGGCATTGTATCAAAAGATGAGACCAGCAATCGAGAAGAACAAGAGACTCTTATGGGTCTATGAGAATATTCTACTAGAGGGCTGTAACTTTTTAAGACAAGTAGAGAACAATGGAGTTCCTTTCCATCGTGAGCGACTAGAGTTTGCTCAGGGTGTAATGCAGGAAGATATAGAGAACGCAGTTGCAGAACTATACGAATTTCCTGAAGTGAGACTTTTTGAAAAGGCACAGGGTAAGGACTTTAACCCTAACTCCACAGTTCAGCTACGATCCCTTTTATTTGACTATATAAATCTAACCCCAACGGGTAAGAAAACGGGTACAGGTGCCCATAGTACTGATGCAGAAGTCTTAGGACAACTTGCAGAAGAACACGCAGTACCCAAACACATACTAGAAATTAGACAGAAGAACAAAATTAAAACAACCTATCTTGATAAAATTATACCGAATCTTGATAGAGATAGTAGATTACGTACAGGATTTAACCTGCATGGTACTACTTCGGGCCGTCTATCTTCTAGTGGTAAGTTGAATATGCAACAGTTGCCTAGAGACAACCCGACTGTGAAAGGTTGTATCAAAGCACGAGAGGGACACAAAATCGTTTCTATGGACTTGACAACGGCAGAAGTGTATGTTGCCGCAGTCTTGGCGAAAGACGTGGGCTTGCAAGAGGTATTCAAAAGTGGAGGCAACTTCCACTCGAGTATCGCAAAACAAGTCTTTAATCTACCATGCGAAGTCGAACAAGTAGATGAACTCTATGGCGCTAAGCGTCAACAGGCGAAAGCTGTCACCTTTGGTATAATGTACGGTGCTGGCCCAGCTAAGATTTCGTGGCAGGTTACGAAGGACTCTGGCTCAGAGTTCTCAATGCACGATGCAAGTAGAGTTATTTCAGAATATTTCCAATCATTCCCTAATCTGAAAAAGTGGTTAGATGAATGTGGAGCGTTCATTCGTTCCAATGCGTTCATTTATTCACAGTTCGGAAGGAAGCGTAGGCTTCCCAATGCTAAATCACGAGATAAAGGTATTGCGTCTCACGAAGTAAGGTCTGGAATTAACTTTCTTGTACAATCAGTCGCATCAGACATAAACCTATTGGGTGCGATAGATATGCAACATTACATCAATAGAAATGGAATGAACTCCAAAATCTTCGGACTAGTGCATGACTCGATTCTTGCCGAAGTTCCAGAAGATGAAATGGAGGTCTATTGTAGTAACCTGAAATCCTTCGTTCAAAAAGATCGAGGTGTTTCGATTCCTGGTTGCCCTGTGGGTTGCGACTTCGAAGTCGGAGACGATTACTCATTTGGTAAGTGGGATAAATTTTATAAGTAAAAATGGAAAAGCAAATCATAACTAGCTACATTGAGCATACAGTAGCCAAGTGGTCTGCATGGAAAGAGAAAGTCTGCCAAGGCGGACAGTTCTGCAACGACGTGCTAACTTTTGGAAGCCTAGCTTTCATGGTTTGGTTTATGTATGTAGCAATGGAGCCAATTTTAATTTTTTAGGAAACTGAATGGAAATGTTAAGAGGAAAACGAGTGGCAGTTACAGGTCACACTAGTGGTATTGGTAAAGAAATTTACGAGTACTGTCAATTTAATGGTGCGGAAGTAAGAGGGTACAGTCGAAGAAGCGGCTTTGACATGAAGGATAGAAATGGTGACCATATCATCAATGACATTCTTCGTTGGGACGCTGAGATTGTATTTAACCATGCGTGGTATCCTCGAGTACAGAATAAAATTCTAAAAATCCTACATACACAATGGAAAGAAAAAGAAAAGGTCATCATCAACACAGGCTCAGCAACTTGCTATTATAGTATAGGAGCGAGCATTTACGAAAGTGATAAAGCCGAGTTGAGAGATTATTGTATTGCAAAAGCTACCGACTATCCATACAAAGACAAGTGTCGTTTACACAATGTCAGTATGGGTTGGACTAATAGCGCAGTTTTGGAGGGAGTAGAGGAAAGTGAGTATTTCATTGACCCCTACGAGGCAGCCCTTGTTTTAATAAATTTAGTTATGCCCCAAAACTATGTAATGACTGAAATCGTTTGTAATGCGAAGTTCAAGCCCATGAAAAACATGGTACAGCTTCGTGATAAGGCAACAGCAAACGTTATCAGAGATATGCAACTAGAAGTAAAACAGCCCTGGGAGGAGTAGTGAGCCAACATAAACAAAAACAAGTAAATGTTTCAAAGACTGTAAATAAGACTTTGAAAACTACTCAGGAAATGTCTGAGGCAATAGCCCAGCACCCAGATGTCAATACATATATGCCTTTATCCGCAGGTATCGAATCCACAGCGGCTTTACTGTACGCGGTTCGAGACCCTAGATTAAAGCCTTTTTGTGTACATTGGTATGAGCAACGCTATGGTCTGTTCGCAGACGCAATGGCGTTCTATACACAAAAGCAAGCAGAGTATTTCAACTTACCGTACGGTAATGATATGAGTATGCTCTCAATGTTGCCACACACCAAGGAAGTCCCGATAATTGTGTCGGGGCTTTCTGCCTTTATGTCCGTAGTTCTAGGACAACCTGGCGGTGCTAAACTAAAATGGTTTATGATGGGAGCAAACGCAGAAGATGATATGCGTATGCGCTTACAGTTTAGAGAGTATCGCAAGATTATGGCACTTTACAGTAGTGATGTGCTAGACGGTACAGGAGTAGATTTAGACAAAGTTATAGATACAATACCACAAATACTAAATCCACTTGACTTTCTTACAAAAGCAGAAATGTACGCACTAATCATTAGGCATGAGCCAAAATTATTAGATACATTGTGGACTTGCTTTATGCCCAAAGGAACACTAAAGGGTAAAGACGGTGAAGTAAAAGGATATGTACCTTGTGGAGAGTGCTATAAGTGTGCAGAACTTGAACAAGCTAAGAAGTCCGCAGCTGACGGAGTTTTTAGATATCAGGAAGGTATAAAGTATTTTAGTACAATTCTAGAAGATTTAAAATGAAACCCATAGTACAAAAATCATTCATGTATATTGATGAATGTAAAACAATAGAACATTACTTAGACTTGCGTATAAAAAATGGACGGGCTATCAAACAAAGAAAAAATGATGATGGTCTGTTTTTTATTATACAAGGTACAGCACTTACAGATTCAGTAGGGCTAACATATTTACCACGAGTAGAAGAAGTATTAGGCAAAAAACTATCACTCTCTACGACAGGACTGCGTAAGTGGAGAAAAAATACTTTCCAAGGTTGGCATAAAAACCATTGGTCGTACGAAATAGTAGTGTCTATACAAATATCAGACCATATGTGGCCTATCGGCTTTTTGACAGAGTTACAAGACCACCCATGGATTGAAGGACAACAAAACGCAGATACAGTAGCAAACTGTTTACAGGGCGATGCTGTAATATTTAATGGTGCAACGACATATCACGGTCGACACCGATTACAAGACGACTGGTGTACAACTATGCAGCTGTATTATGTAGAAAAAGACAGTTATACAGACAAAAAAGATAAAAGACAGTTGTACGGCGATGAAAATATAACTAGAAGCGATGAACAGGTAAAAGTGCATGCGTGAATATATAGGAAAACACACTTACGATAGTGGGTATACGAAAGTAGCTTGTCACTACAGCGAAATGACAAAAGAAGAATATGCTACAATGCTAAAAGAAAGAGTACAATCATTTGTAGTAGAAAACAAACGAGTGATGAATCCAGTAGATGATTTAGATAAGCACTCCTATTTTTTATGGATTAACAATCCTAGTGGGGAAATGATTGCTAATGTTAGGATAGTACCTAATCACCATGCAATGTTTATTGACCCGATAAGAAAATACTGTATATGGGATAGGGCTTGGATAAAAGACCCAACAGTATCATTATTTCCAATCCCCGAGTTTGCTGATGCAAATGCTTATATTTGGACTCCAGAATGGGTAAAACGCATAAATGGTTGTTCAAATTCAATGATGGATATGTACGAAGATACACATGCAATACTGTTATTCTTCCAAAAATACATGCCAGGACTAAGGTTTATAGAAAGTAAGCCAGATGAGTGGGGATTTGATGGATATAAGTGGGTATACGAAGAAATGTCCTTAACTGAAGCACAACCAATAATAAGGAAGTTTATTGAATCGCAGAATGAACAGGAGCTACAAGGCTCGACAACGCTCACAGCGTAGAATTTGGTACATGATGAAGAAAAAGCGAGAAATGGGTGACTATCTAATCACCGACAAAGATGACTTATGTTTTCCTTGCTTTGTAATACATAGTGATAACGTAGAATATGTAGACGGAATATTGTGGCTAGATGACCAAGTACTTGACGACAAAAATATGTCGGGGCATAGTCTTGGAACTCGTAGAATACAAAGCCCAATGAACAGTATATATCCGCTACGATACATGATAGAAGATATTACAGGGCTAATGAGACACAGAGGCAAGTTCTTCATTGATAATAATGGTAGAGTATTCAACTACGAAAAGACAGAAACAGTAAAAATACACTATCACAAGATTAGAAAACGAGAGAAAAAGACTACGGCAACTGTATTGTGGCTAAAAGATTGCCCTTTTCCTTTCGCAGAAAAGAGTCCACCACCTGTCGAGATAACATGGGCAGGAGTAATGTATAGAGATGGACTACCTATGGCAATATATGACTTTGCCGCAGAAAAACAGAAGTCCACATGGAGAAAAATATGAAAATAGAAATTTTTGGAAAAACGCATTGTCCTTACTGTGACAAAGCAAAGTTTGCTGCTCAGTCATTTGTTCAAGAAACTAGCCATACTTACGAGTATCAACAGTTAGGAACTGATTATGATATGAAGTTTATTGCCGATAACTTTCCTACTGCTAGGACATTTCCACAGATTAGGATAGATGGCGAAAATATAGGCGGATATGACAACTTTGTGGAGTATTTAAATGGACTTAGATAAAATAGTAGACAAAATGAGTAAAGGTATTGTGTTACTAGAATACACAAGTCTTATCTCAGGCAAGCAAAAACAGAGAGAAATGACACTTTGTCCACACTTTATACCTGTAGACAAGAGAATCAATAACTCAGAAAAATGGTCGCAAACCATGAACGATAAAATGATTTGTTTTGACCTAGAATTTGGCAAATGGGACGATATAGACAAAGATACTATACTTAGTTGGAAAGAAGTAGAAAGAGAAAAAGATTTTAAAAAAATACAAAAGGAGCTTACGGAACTGAATCATGACGGTAATGAAGATTAGGGATTTCATTAGTGAACAAGATGCCCAATTTTTTAGAGAATATGCTAGTTTAGCAATTAGCAATCCGTCAAGACAGATACAGTTAGCAAGTGGCAAAGGAGATGGAACAGAGGCAAGAGAGATGAATAAAGTAGATAGACTATATTACTCAATAAATAGCCCTTTTCATTTATTCGACAAAGTAAGAAAGATTGCAGAAAAGAACTGGAAAGTACCTATTACATTTAGACAAGATTCATATGCACATATTATGCACTATTTGAAGGATAGTGAAGGATTGAGATGGCATAGTGATGGAAACATGGGGTGGGTATCTGCAAGTATCAATATTACACCAGACTATATGTATGAGGGTGGTGAATTTGAGATAGAAGCTAAAGGAGATTTTGACTGTAAGTATAGAGAAATCATAATGTATGATAGATTAGTAAGACATAGAGTAAAACCACTACTGGGCGGAGAAAAGATGAGCCTAGTTCTATGGCTACCTAAGGTCGACCAAGAAGGGTTAAATAAAGGTTTTCAGTGGAAGTATGAATAATGTGCGGATTTGTAGGAACAACACACAAAGAAGTAGCAAAACTAATGCTACAAAAACAAGAACACCGCGGCCCAGACGCGTCAAGTTATTGGTCGGACAATACTTTTAGTCTAGGGCATTGTTTATTAGATATTACAGGGTCTAACCAAACTCAGCCTGTAAAAACACCAAACGGAAACATTCTTCTCTTTAATGGCGAAATGTACGACAGTAGAGAAAAGAACGATACTATGTGGCTAGCAAAAATGTTAGACAAATATGGTGTTTCCGTACTAGAATGGAGTGATTGGCATGGCTCCGTAGCGTATTACATGCCACAGCATAAAAAACTAGCTCTTATCAGAGACCAGTTTGGTACAAAACCACTATGGTGGAAGTGGGACGGAGAACACTTTGAGTTTAGTACCAGCTGTAAGTCATTTTTACATAAAGAGTTACAAACCCAAGAAATGAAGTTTGGGTCTATGGGAGACGAATGTATTTGGAAAAATATCCACAAAGTAGAACCAGGTGGATATTTAGAGTTTGATTTAGCAAAGAACTACAAACTCACTAGACGAAACTTGTGGAACTGGTTTAGCTTTCACAAGAAAAAGTTTGACGCAGAAGAATTTAGAGAAAGAACAAAAGAATCCATATTGAAAGTAGCAAACTACGGTAATTCTACCAATAAACATGCTATATTTCTAAGTGGCGGGTTTGATAGCCAACTAGTCGCTAGTATATGTAGAGAAAGTACAAAAGACATAACACTTTATACTTGCGGATATACAAACGAAAGAGGAAATACTCACGAACATTGGGGTTTCCAAGAAGAAAGTAAAATGGCTCTAAAATCTGGTGAATTATGGGGTAGAGAAGTCAAGAAAGTAGATATAAATAGAGATGAAAGAATAGCTCTAGGCAAGACTTGGCTAGCAGGTACTCACTATCTGTGGTCTGACCATAATAGACAAGGCCCTCGTTACAAACTAGCAAAAGCAGCTGCTGAAGACGGCTGTAAAGTAGTATTAACAGGGGATAGTGGAGACGAGTTATACTCAGGATATTTACATCACGACAAGAGATGGAATCCAGAATATAACAAAAAAATGATAAGACAAGCAAAGTCATGGAGATGGTTTCCTAGAAGTGTATTTGAGTGTTCAGACGATAAGGCTAACACTTTATTTATAGATTTACTGACGACATCAGAGCAGAATATTCTTGCAACTGACCAGACAGTAGGATTATTTGGCATGGAGGCTAGAATACCATTACTTACGCAACGGTATGTACACTACAATATGAGTTTACCTACCGACACAAGATTTAAACATATTGAAGGTCTTGATTTAGGTACTACAAAGTATCTAATGAGAGTAATTATGAAAGATTATCTACCAAAACACGTAATCGAAAGAAAACAAAAAACAGGGTGGAGCAGTCCATGGGACAATAATCACCCACAGCAACAGTTTCGTTGGAGACAAGAAGATTTAGAATTATTAAGGAGACTAGGAGCGTGAGAGACAGGGATAGATGGCAGTGGTTCATAGAATCTATAGGACTACTTACATGCTTTTTTATTGTTGGTAACATAATAATAGGGTGGCTGCCTGTATGAAGGCAGTCATAAGTAACAGAATACAGCTTCAAGGAGATGCTGTTTTCCTTGAAAATCTCGAACGAGAACTTACGTATTCGTTGCCGCCCCGTATGCCACAAGACCCACCTATGATAATAAAAACAATCCGACCTTTACGAGAAGGTTTGGTTTCCATACCAGTCGGCAGATTGGATTTGATACCAGAGGACTATGAAATTATCGACAAACGCGTACAAGCGCCGATAGGGTTTCCTGAGTTTCAGTTCGAGTTACGTGCGACCCAGCAAGAGGTTTTTGATGCAGTCGAAGACAACAGTATAATTAACGCTTGGGTCAGTTGGGGAAAGACATTTACAGGTCTGGCTATAGCTGCAAAGCTTGGTCAGAAAACACTTGTAGTAACACACACAACTAATTTGAGGAATCAATGGGAAAAGGAAGTAAAAAAGTGTTTCAACCTTACACCTGGGCGAATAGGAAGCGGGAGCTTCGAGACTTCGTCCCCGATAGTCGTTGGAAACATTCAGAGTTTGTACCGCAAGATAGACGAGATAAAACATTTATTCGGGACAGTCGTTTTGGACGAGATGCATCACGTTTCGAGCCCTACGTTTACCCGAATAATAGACGAGATGCCGAGCCGATACAAGATAGGACTGACGGGAACGTTGGAGAGGAAGGACGGCAGACACGTTGTATTCAGGGATTACTTTGGGAACACAGTACTTAAGCCACCCAAAGAAAACTATATGACACCAGAGATAGATGTCATAAAATCAGAGATACGATTCCTAGACGGTTCTTTTACGCCATGGGCAGAAAGAATCAATCATCTAGCAACTAATGAAGAATACGTACATAGTGTAGCTATGATAGCTGCTAAGTATGCTGCTGATGGTCACAAGGTATTAGTAGTATCTGATAGAGTTCAATTTCTAAAAATATGCCAACGATTAGTTGGTGACAATGCTGTATGTATCACAGGAGATATGAACTTTGAAGAAAGAGAAGATACAATGAGAAGAGTGGGTGCTGATAAGAATATTCTATTTGGTACTCAATCCATATTTTCAGAGGGTATTAGTTTAGATTCTCTGAGTTGTTTAGTGCTGGGTACACCAGTAAATAATGAACCTCTTCTCACACAGTTAATTGGTAGGGTTATCCGTAAAAAAGAAGGAAAAATCCAACCAAAAATAGTAGATATCCATTTGAAAGGTAAGACGGCAGCTAGACAGGCTAACGCGCGAATGGGATATTATGTAAAACAAGATTATAAGATAAACATTAAGTAACAGAAACTTTATTTGAATTAAATACATGAAAAAAATAGTTCTTGACAACCCCTCATATTTTTGGTATAATATATGATATATTTTGACTGGAAGAAGATTCTAGAAGCGACTAATGGAAATGTTGCTGATATCATTACCATTATGAGAATCATTACTTATAGAATCACACCAAAGAATTATTACGATAAAACATTTAAGTTTTACGAAAAGAATTTTCACGGTAGCTCCTTCTTGGTAAACCCAAAGGAACTGCTCGAGAAAGGTCGTACTTATAGCGATAAAGAGGTAGCAGAATATGTAGGTGTCGCATCATTCCGCAACTCTTATGAGTACACTAAAACGAAAGACACCACTTTAGACCTCATTTTCTGTCAAGTAAGTGAGGACACGATTAACCAAAACAGACTGCTCGAGATTAGAGATGGAAAGATTCATTTCAAATACGAGGAGACATTATAAGAGGAGAATATTATGGCAATTGGCTTTAATACAACTAAGGGCTCAGCCCAAAAGTCCAAGATTGAAACCTACAATTTTGGCAACAAGGAAGACCATCACATCAGATTGGTGGGTGATTTACTTCCAAGGTATGTCTACTGGATAAAAGGCGAAAACAACAAAAACATTCCTATGGAGTGTTTGTCTTTCGATAGAAACTCCGAGACATTCAACAATGTCGAGCATGACCATGTTCGAGATTTTTACCCTGACTTGAAATGCGGTTGGGCTTATGCAGTCCAAGGCATCGACTACTCTGACAAAACTATCAAGGTTGTCAATCTAAAAAGGAAACTTTTTGACCAAATCTTAGTAGCTATGGAAGACTTAGGAAATCCTACTGACCCAGAAACAGGTTGGGATATATTCTTCAAGAGATTGAAGACAGGCCCGCAGGTATTCAATGTTGAGTACCAGCTACAAATGCTTAAGTGCAAGCCTAGAGCGTTAGAAGATTGGGAACAAGAACTTGTTGCTGATCTTAAGTCTATGGACGACGTATTACCAAGACCTACACCTGATGCTCAACTAGAGCTACTCAAAAGAGTACAAGGTGCAGAATCTGGTGAGACTGTAGACGAGGAGTTTGACGTATCATGATTGGAGTCGGGCATCAGTTCCCTGAGTTTGAACTACAGGGAGTAAATGAAGATAACGAGATTGGCACTATTGCTAGTCACGATATTGACGGTTGGGCAGTAATATACTTTTACCCAAAAGATTTTACTTTTATCTGTCCAACAGAAATTGCAGGGTTTGATACTCTGGCGAACGATGCTACTGTGATTGGTATGTCTGGCGACAACGAGTTTTGCAAGTACGCATGGAGAGAAACTAACGGTGGTATCAGAGAAATCAACCACTGGTTAGCTGCTGACTGTGGACTTTACTTAGCCGAAGAACTAGGAATAGTTGACGAGGCTAATGGAGTTGCTTACAGGGCTACTTACATTTTAGACGATATGGGTACTATCCAGCACGTCTCAGTAAATGGTCTTGACACAGGCAGAAACCATGAAGAAATAGCAAGAACTCTTGCCGCTCTAAAAGAGGACGGACTCACAGGTTGCGGTTGGCAACCAGGGGACGAATACGTAGCATGATTTTATTCACAGCAGACTGGCACATAAAACTCGGGCAGAAGAATGTTCCTACTGATTGGGCAACCAAAAGGTATCAGATGTTTTTTGAACAAATACATGAGCTAGA